TGTCTCTCTCTTTTAAAACAGAGAAACAAGAAAGAGAAAGACTGAGAAAGAGAAAGTCAGTATTGAGAGGAAGGATGAAAAACCAATGGAAAAAGAAGTGAAGGCGAAGATGATTCTATAAAAGCCGTCATGCGTTTTGCGAGAGAATGTAATCGCCCTAAAGAAATTGAGAGGCATTAAAGGATGAGGGAGGGGGAAGCCGGAAAGAAACTCTGTCCCTGGAAGCTTGGGATCCCTAAGCCGAAACAGGAAAGCCTTTTCGAGGTCTCCATCTGGGAATGCTCAGGCTCCAATTGTATGGCTTGGGAGCTCCTCGAAGGAGGCCAGGGATTCTGCAAACTCATTGAGAGTCGGGATCGAGGGAGTTCATTAACGGAGAGGGATGATTTTTGAAATGACCAAAGTCATTGTCTACAGAGGTATTGAACAAGCGATTCAACAATTCACCAAAAGATGCATGCAGTCGGGTCTCTTTCGGGAACTAAAAGACCGGACATTCTATCGAAAGCCAAGCGAACGGAAGAAGTTAAAAAGAATTCGAAGCGAGAACAGGAGGAGGAAGACTTTGATAAAGAAGATTCGGGATGATGGAGGGAAACAGAAATGGCAAGGGCCATGAGAAAAGAGAAAAGAATTTTAGAGGTGATGGTGACGCGTTTTGGAAATGCCTATGTGGATGGACTTCTCGTCGAAAGGGATGAACTTAGTTTCTATGTAGGCATGACTTGCGAATTCAAGATCATTCCCTATTGCCATTTGGTATCGCTAGGTCAGATCGAAGAAGTGAGGAGAATACTTTTGGCAGGGTCAGCAACATGACCGGACAAAGATGTCTCACCCTGGAGACCGTAGAGGCTTAGAGAGAGAGAAGAAGGCCCGTATTAAGTCTTCGCACACGCGAATATAGAGTATTAAGGTTTAAAAGAGATGGAAAGCGGGGGATATGGAATTGAGAGAAAGATTTTGATCGAAAGGGATGAAGAGGAAAGGGGAAAGATGTCCGTGTTGGGTGACACAATCAGTAACCAATCCCCAATGGTTCCAAGGGAAGAACTATTAAAGAGAACAAAGAGCATCCGCAAACCCTTGTCCCTTGAGATGGAGAAAACAAAGAGAGATCGAGAAGGAGAGAAGGGAGAGGGGGTACCCGCAAACCCTTGGGCCTTATGGCTTGGAAAACAACAGGTTCTTCCAAAAAGTGAATCCACTCGGGTTCCGAAGGACGTCGAAATCCCTCTGATTTTTTGAACAAAAATTGACTAAACTAAACTCATTTATTTGGACAGTGAATGGTAAAAAAGAAAAAAGCATTGATGACGAAATCCGAATTTGCAAGGGAGACGGGAGTTACAAAAGGCCGGATTTCTCAATTGATCAGAGATGGAACGTTACAAGAGAGGAAGGATGGAAGGCTCGATTTCGATAAATCGATAAGGAGGATTAAGACTCATCGTGATCCCTCGAGGCCGAGCAAGATAATCCCTGAGAATGAGGAAGGAGAAGTCGCCGATGGTTTCAGGAGAGCCAGAACGGCAAAAGAAGTTTTCAAGGCTAAACTGACAGAGTTGGAATATAAAAAAGAGACAAGCGCCTCCGTCGATGTCAAGGAAATCAAGGGGGGAATTTTTGAATTATATAGAACCTTGCGGGACACATTCCAGAACATCCCTGATAGATTGGCCCCCGTTTTCGCGGGAGAAACCGATATTGAGAAGATTCGGTTGATGATGAAAAAAGAAATCGACAGAGCAAACGAAGATTTTTGGAAAGGAGTGGAAACAATTCTTGGCGCGAAACCAATTAGTCAATTCGATTTTATGGGAGGCCCTGGAAGGGTTTAGGCCTGATCCTGATTTGACAGTCTCCGAGTGGGCAGATAAATACCGGAGGTTGCCGAGTAAGGGGGGATCTGAGCCAGGGCAATGGAGGACGGAAAGGACGCCTTATTTGAAGGAGATCATGGACACTCTTTCTCCGGGTTCGGGATATGAAAAGATTATTTTTATGAAAGGGGCACAAATCGGGGGAACGGAATGTGGAGTCAATTGGATAGGATTTTGTATCCATCTGTCTCCGGGTCCGATATTGATCGTTCATCCGACGGTGGATCTCGCCAAGAAGTTTTCAAAACAAAGATTGGAAAGCATGATAAGAGACACGAGGGCCATCAAAATTAAAATGGCAGGAGAAGGGAAGAAAGATCCTACGGACACCGTTTTGTATAAAGAATTTGAGGGGGGAGTTTTGACCCTCACGGGAGCGAACAGTCCTACGGGATTAAGGCAGATGCCGGCCCGTTATCTTTTCCTGGATGACGTGGATGCATACGAAGCGGATATCGGGGGAGAAGGGGATCCGGTTGTTCTTACAGAAAAGAGGGCTTCAACGTTCGCCAGGAGAAAGATTCTTATCATTTCCACCCCGACGAACAGAGAGAGAACAAGAATCGCACCATTTTATGAAGAATCGGACAGAAGGGTCTATCAAGTGCCCTGCCCTTTTTGTGATCACTACCAACGGATTGTATGGGACAATATTAGGTGGGAGAAAGAAGGAGAAAAACATAGACCGGAAACTGCCCGGTTGAAATGTGAAGGATGCGGTGAGTTAATCGAGGAGAGATACAAGACACAGATGTTGGAAAGGGGCAAGTGGGTGAAGACGAACCCGGGGAGTAAGATTGCGGGATTTCACCTTTCGGCTCTTTATGGACCCCTGGGGTGGAAATCATGGGGAGAGATTGCAAGAGATTTTTTAAAGGCACAAGGGAACCTTGCTAAACAGAAGTCATGGACCAACACGGAACTGGGAGAAGTGTGGGAGGATGAAAGGGAAACGGTAGAAACGGACCCTCTTTTGAAGAGACGGGAGAAGTATGGGCCGGATATTCCGATGGAGGCAGGAATCTTGACGGCGGCAGTTGATATCCAGAGGGACCGATTAGAAGCTGAAGTAGTTGCATGGGGACGAGGAGAGGAGTCCTGGTCGATGGATTATCAAACGTTCTATGGGTCGCCGATCTTGGCACAGGTATGGAAGGACCTTGACCTCTACCTTGATCAACAATGGAAACATGAATCGGGGGGAATTTTTAAAATCGCCTGTACGTGTATTGACTCCGGGGATCACACGAAGGAGGTTTATGCTTTTGTGAAGCCCAGGCAGGGGAGAAGAGTTTTTGCCGTCAAGGGGAGCAGTCAACATGGCCACGGCCTGGTTGGAAGACCTACGGTAACGGATTATTTGAGGATCAAGTTATTTCCGGTTGGGACGGACACGGCGAAGGATACGATCTTTGCACGATTGATCATAGAAGATTTCGGGCCAGGGTACATGCATTTCCCGATGGATCGGGATGAGGAATATTTCAGGCAGTTAACGGCGGAAGAACGAACGACGAGATGGCAAAAAGGAGTGCCGATTCAGTATTGGAAAAGGATCAGACCAAGAAACGAGGCCCTGGATCTGAGGGTTTATAATATGGCGGCGTTGGCGATTTTAAATGTGGATCTCGATCAGCTGATCGGGTTGATCGAACGGTCGATGAAGGAAGGAAGGCCACTACCCCCTGAACCGGGATTACCCCGGAGACGAATGATTTCAAAGGGAGTTGGATGAAATTTTTATATCGGGTTGATGAAGTGGCGGAAATATTGAGCATGTCGAAACGGTCTGTCTATTACCTCCTGGATCAGGGGGAGTTGGAGGGGCATAACGATTCCCCAGGGAAAAGAGGATTGAGGGTGACGGGGGAATCGATTTTAAGGTATGTCGAGAGGTACAAGATCCGAGTCGAAGGGATTTCTGACGAAGCCTTTCACCGGCCGGTTCGGGTTCGGAAGGTAATCTCAAAAGGGGTTGAATAAACTCTAATAACAAGAACTTACCCCAAACACCACTTGAAAATAATGATTGACATTATTTTCCTGAAGACCTAAAGTACTTCTTGTCAATGCATATTTACATCGATGAGTCTGGTGTATTCAACATTCCGACCTACAGAAAATGGTCAGTCTCGTGTGTTGGGGCATTGGTAATTCCGGATTCAAATAAAGATGAGATATTTAAGGGTTTTAAAAAATGGCGGCGAGCATGGGGATATTTTGAGGGCGAAATAAAGGGAAGGGCACTGAATGAAAATGAAATAGCTTCGCTAATAGAATTTTTGGCAGGTTTTGATCTAATTCTTGAAATCACTGCCATCGACATGGTTATGCAGTCGCATCAAGGAATAGTGAAACATCGATTTGCCCAAACTGACGCATTTACAGAAAACCTCACCGACCAATATCATCCGAATTTTGTAAAACAAGTTAAAGAGTTACAGCAAAAGCTAAGAAAATTAGCTAATCCATTATATGTTCAGGCAATTTGTACCTTCAAGCTTCTATATTCTGTCTTTCAAAAAGCCACGCTGTATTATGTCCAAAGAAAACCTCATGAGCTAAGTGATTTCCATTGGATAATCGATGCAAAAGGTAAAGATCTGACACCTTTTGAAAATATATGGACAACAATTGTTCTTCCTGTTCTCCAATCCGAATCCCTAAGAAACCCATTCATAACATTAACGGGAGCTGATTACTCCTATTTGGAGAAATTTTTTCACACAAAAGAACAGACACCAGGTTACCTGAGATATGCAATCGGGGACAAGAGCCCTTTCCATTACGTGGAAATCAACGAGATTTTTAAACGATATTTGCGTTTTGAGCAATCACATAAAAATACCGGATTGGAGTTAGTTGATGTACTGACAACGAGTGTCCGTAGAGCAATGAATGGAAATCTGCAATTTGAAGGTTGGGGCAACATCGGTAGACTAATGATCACGTCAGAAAGAGGTACAAACACAATTCGGTTAATTGACTTATGCGGCAGGCCAAGGCCAAAATATGGGAAAACATATCCACCCTACTGGGATGTTGTTCGGACAATTGACAGAAGCTGCAAGCCTCTACTAATAGAATAAAGCAGGGCTGAAGCATCTAATTCACCTCTTGGAAGTTTACATTGTGGATTTCAAATGGAAATAACGATTGTTTGACTATCCATGTCATGTGTCTTTCTAGGTGAGACCAAGAATGGTTTGCTATAAACTCAAACGTTTGGTTACGAATATACTGAATTGGATCAAAGTGAGAAAGGACGAATTACATACTCTTTCGGCAGTCGTCGGAGTGCTTGTGAGCTTGGCCCTTTCTTTAACTAGCCTATGGTTTAGTTGTCAGGCTAAAAACGAAACTCAAAAGCTGAAGGCTGATGCTGAGCGGGTTGAGGTTTATTTTGAGGCGAAGTTCGAAAATCAAGAAAAGATTGAATTAATTTTGCCAGACAATATGCGCAGATTTCCAGTTCTGGTGCTCTATGCCCATCTTACGATCTATAATCTTAATCCTTACAGACCCATAATAATTGAAGGCGTAGAGTTTGCATTTGCAGATGGTTCAATGCCTTCAGAGCTGAGCATGAAATTGATAGATGGCGACGAAGCACAGTCTACAATCTTTGTGGTTTCATCTCTTTCAGTGGCAAGAAAGCGCGTACGTCTTTCATGGCCTATCGATGATACGCTTTGTGAGTTCACAAAACTTCTCCTGGAAAGAAGGCCTCACTTAACTTGTGGTGATTTGGCGCTTGAAATTGGGAAAACTTCTGCCGTTTTTCAGGTTTCGAAACAACATAGACAAATTGTCTTTTCTCTTAAAACCGTCCCCAAGGGGAGGGACGGAAAAGAATTCACTGCAGCGCTGCCTCTTTACTAGTAGAGGAGCATCTTTAAAATTAGTATAGGGAGTAAAGTGATGAATATTATAGAGTTAGCAAAGTGTGTATCTCGGGGAGCATTTGCAAAAGGTTTTCTCACTATATTCACAATCCTTTTCCTACCTCTGGTAAGCGGAGCGCAAGAGACGATACGAATTTACGCAGCAAAACAATGGACGGTTGTTGGAGCAACTGTAAATATAATCCCGAGCACTTCACCTAAGTGGGACAAGCGTGCTTTTATGATGGTAGTCGCTGAACCCGTCTATTATTATGCAATGAAGCCGACGACAGGTGATAGGATCGATCTAGTCGTCCTCACGCGAAATCAATGGTTCAAATCATTGAATGAGGGGAGCGCTATTGCAGCTATTGCAGAGATGGGACCTTACGTAACTGCCGTCAATGAGGATGTGTTTCGAGAGAAAAAAAACAAAATCGCTGAATTTCTCGAAACCTGGCAAGGGGCCTGGGGTAGAAGCGGTTATCCCTATGGCGTGCAGCCCCCCGAAGTTGATTTTCTAAAGAATAAATATGGAGAGTTTTTGAAGCAACACGGGGCAATTAAACCCAAAGATATTGCCCAACTTACGAAGGTAGTGATTAAGTATAGACCCGTCAAATTCTCGCCTGGGGAAGCTCTTATGATGGACAAGGAGTACTATGCCTCTTTAGGTTTAAACGTTAGGAGTTCAACAAATGCAAAACAAGGAGAAACAAACGAGGGGAGAGTAATGGACGAGTTCAGCACGTATCTTAAATTGGATAAAAACCCCTGCGAATGCGAATTAGTTAATGTTGAACAACCATATGATAGAAAGAAAATGGGCAAAACGAAAACTTGCGAAGGCAAAGCGTGGGAGATTTACCAAGTGACAAAAAAATAACAATTCACTTTACGCTACCTACCTTACTATCATTGGCCTAAAAAGCTAAAAAAAGACGTCTTACCTCTCAATATTTCGCTTGCTGTTACAAGATCAGCCATTTTTTGTGCAATTGCATGCAAATGCGTTCGCCAGGCCCTTGACGTGGGGGCAATTTTGGTGAAATGATTTAGATCGAAACAGATCATCCATGGGCCTGATCAGCCCGGGGGATCCCAAAATACAGAAGAGGCCCTACCGCATGCGGGCGGTTAGGGCCTTTTCTTTTGGGGGGAGAATATGGCTGGAATTGCATTGGCCCAGGCCGAGGCTAAGTTGGCCGCATGGATGGAGGCCGAGGATAAGGTTGCCTTGGGACAGTCGTATACGATTATGGGAAGGTCATTAACACGGGCGGACGCTCGATTGATTGCCGAAAGGATTAATTTTTGGAATCACATGGTTATCCGGCTGGGCGGAGGGGGAATTTCTGTAACGGCGGTGACACCGATTGAACAAAGATGAACGTCAAGAAAAAGACTTTGTAAAAGGGAATTTAGTTGACCGGATGATAAAATATTTTGATCCGGTGAGAGCTCACCAGAGAATGAGAGCAAGGGCTTTCATGGCGCTTGCGGGGGCCTATGTGGGGGCCTCGACCTCAAGAAGATCCCTTTCAGGTTGGTCCCTTCAAACGCAGGACGCAGATTCAGCAATCCTTCCCGAACTCGCAACCCTAAGAGAAAGAAGCAGAGATCTGATTAGGAACGCTCCTCTTGCGGCGGGAGCAATCGGTACGGCATGCAACAGCGTAGTGGGGATGGGATTGAAACTTCAGTCGAGGCCGGATCGTGAGGTCTTGGGGTTTTCGAGTGATGATGAAGCGGATCGATGGGAAACCAACACGGAAAGGGAATTCCGCCTCTGGGCGGATTCTCAAATATGCGATATCCGGAAAACGCTTTATTTCCAGGACATTCAGGATCTTGTTTTCCGTCAAACTCTTGAGAATGGGGATGTATTTATTTTGATGGCAAGAGAAACGGTTAAAGAATGCCCATATTCATTAAGGCTTCAACTCGTTGAGGCGGATCGAATTTGCAATAAAGACAATGTTCAGGATTCAGAAACGCTTGTGGGAGGGGTTGAAAAGGAAAAAACGGGAGCGCCGAAAGCCTATCACATCCTGAACCATCATCCCGGGGAATTGGCTCTTTAGTAACAAAGACAGGTCATGAGATATCGTTCCCGCCTTGTCGAGGCGGACGGAAAAATGTTCATCAATGCATGTAAGTGGTTGACTCATGGTGAAGGGTCTTATATGGACTTACTGGAATAATAGACCTGCAGGTCATCCTATGAAGAAGGCTGAGGGGAAAAAAGACCCTGATAAGGGAAAAGAAAGATCGACACCCTTAAGGGCCATCCGCTTATTTTGTCTTGAATGCAGGGGAACATGGGAAGGAGTCAGGGATTGTCAAAACCCGGGATGCCGATTCTACATTTACCGTTTTGGAACGAATCCCAGACGGAAGGGGATCGGAGGAAACCCCCGGTTGAGGAGAGAAGGGAAAAATGAAACAGTTGTCTTTTACCAAGGCGAAGAGGTCAACCCCACTCAAAACGATCGAGGATTATTGCATTGAATGGGTGAGACAGGAAAGATGAACATCCCTCCCGATGGGGTTTAAGCATCGGGATTGCACCCCTTCCGGCGGGGCTTCTCTTCCCTGAGAGAGGATATGCCGGGTAGCATAGGGGAGTCGAGGGCAGGCACTCTCGGCCCCCACCTCCTTTTTTCTCTCTGTTGAAAGAGCTTGAGATGAGATTGACTCCGGTGAAAGCGATCAGAAGGAAATGCCTCGAATGCATGGGGAGCAATTTCTTCTCTGTGAAAGGGTGTAAAGTCAAAACCTGCCCTCTCTACGAGTTCCGTTTTGGCAAAAATCCTGCTTTAAGGGGAAAGAGGGTCAACAACCTGCCCCGGAAATACCCTTTTTTGTGAGAGAGTCCCTCATCAATGAATGACCTTTTTGATTAAAATTCTCGGTCAATGGTTTTGTGGGGGGGCAATGAAAAAGTCTCGTCACAGCGCATCCTATGAGTTTTGAGGTTTTTGGAGAAAGGGGCAGAGCCATTTCCGACCCTGCCTTTGCTCTTTGACAATTGAATATCGATTTTTCTTTTTTTGGGGATTACACGTACTACTCTTAAGTTAAACATGTTGAAGCCGTTGAGGATCTCCGGTAGAGATATTGGGT